GGCGGGATTAGGACGTTAAGTCGCACAATTGAGTCGTCACCTTGCACTTTGATGATGCAGGACTTAGGATTAAAGCCCATGCGATGCAGGATGGTAGCGATCATGGTGTAGTTGTACCATGAATCAAGCAACTGTGTGATGTAAAGACCGGAAGGGATGCCAGCGAAGTGTCGAACATACATGCGTCCATCAGGAAGCACGATTGCGCTTTTGAATATACATTCAAGTGTCCACTCCCATAATCGTTGAAGACGTTTGGCCTTTTCAGGGGTCCAACCGTCAGTGGTCGGGTAGTCGACATTCGGAACGTATCCGTTGTCGAAATCGAGAAAATCTCGGACCTTCAACATGATCATTTTGATGAGGGTGAAGTAAGCACGCTTGTCGAAGCGACTCCAATCTAGCGTCAGGAAAGAGGAACGCATCACGGATGAGAAGAGAACAGCGTTAAGTCTGAACCAACCACCGGTAAAGGTCTCGTAGCCCCATAACATGGGACCAACTCCTGGATTGAGTTTTAGCCAAGCGACGTATTCCCAGTAGAACATTGTGTCAGCAATGATCCAAGGTTTGGATGCTCCCCATATGGTTCGCATCTTGTCGGGATCGTCTTTCTTAACTATAGCGGTCTTTGTGTGCAGCAGCATCGGAAAGATGTATCTATGTGTGTAGTAGTAGTCGTCGTCCATGTTAGGCTCGGTAAAACCGTCCTTTATGTAATGGTGCCATCGACGTGTCCAATTGAAGATCGCACTCTTCATGAATCCAAATTTGGCTGGAGTCTGTTGTTTAAGAGTGTCTTCGCTCGGTTCTGTAGTGAGGCGGCGATTAAGGTCCACGGGGTTGACGTACTTAGTGAAGCTCTTGGCTTCGCTATCATAGAAGTCTCTGTACGTTGGTCTGTTGCGTAGGAAATACTCGTCAGTGGAGAAGGGGGGTTCAGCATTGACTTGCCATTTGTAGGGGTAGTGATGTTCAACATCGTTGATGTGACAGGGGCGACATTTATTCGGAGGTCGAAAGGCGTCGGCCATGCACTCGAGTCCTGCGAGCGTGTGCTCGTCGAAAGGAATGATGTGTGCGTCAACGTCATTGGCAAAGAAATCAGTGAGGATTGCTTCCTCGGTAGCGTCGGAGCGACGATGATGATAGACAATTTTGTCGATCTCATCTGAGTACAAGTAACGACTGAAAGCTTTTTCGAGTGTAACTTTGTGTGCAGCGATGTGCGATTCATTTGAAATGTGCGTCTTCGGTTTGACATGATAGTGACCTACTAGTTCGAGATTAGTTGGTTTTAGAAACCAATTTGTAATACGATTGAACTGGGCAGTGAGGTATTCCATTGGTAAGTGAAAATTGTTTCCGGAGCTTGTGAATTAGATTTTGAATATTGGAGATCTAAGAACGATT